TGCCATAGCTGTTTTTTCTGCAGTTTCTGCTTGAGCAGAAGCTTGAGCTTGTATATTAGCTTGCTGAGACTGTTGGTCTTGTAGCATTTTTTGCTTACGTTTTATTTTAAGCATTTGATTAGCTAACTTAAGATTTTTAATTTGTCTTAAATCTATAGCGTCTTCTAGATCAATACCACCGCTTTGTAGAGCTACCTGTATATTTTCTTCTAACTTAGCTTGCTCTTCTTCGTCTGGCTCTAGTTCTAAAAATATACCAAAGTCATGAAGATTTAAATTATTAACTTCTTGCAAGGTTTGAACGTTGTATGTTGATATAGAATTTTCTAAAGCTTGTCTTGTTAATGGAAACTCTAAAGCGTCTGAAACTTTTAAAGCAATGTTTTCTGCTATTTTTAAAGTTAAATACAAGCTAGACTGCTTAATGTGTCTAGTTGCTACATTAGAAGCGTTAGCTGCTATTTTTTGTAATCCAACAAGTGTTTGTTTATCAGGTGTGCTACCATCTCTAGCCTCATTAAGTCCCGTTACATCACGTATCATTTGTAAATAGTACTGGTAGGTTGTTATTAAGCTTTGTATTTTAGCTTGACCATTAGAACTATTTAATTCTTGTATAGGAACTTTACCGTGATTAAACTCACCGTCTTGCGTCATTGATCTACCTACAATAGAACCAGTTTGGAAATACATGTTAAGTGCTTCGGCGGGATTATAATTAGTACCATTGCCTAAGTCAACTTCTGCAAGTCCGTCCATATCTAAATAGACACCATCTGGCACCATTCTAGATAAAACTTGCTGAAGCTTTAAATGAGTCAATTGTATTATATCAGCAAAGCCAACACATTTACTCACCAAAGATTCTATTTTACCTTTATATATTCTAGGCGCACATATAGCGTAGTTCATCTCTACTTTTGTAGTATCTGCATAAGGTCTAGACATGTTTTCTGCTAACTCCCATTTTAAAATAGTGTTTGTCCCTAAAACCTTGGCACCACTGTATAAAACTTCTATAGATCTTGATACTCTTTCAAAGTTATCATTTTCAGGTGGATTAAAACTATCGTCTTTTTCAATAGCTTTCATTAAACCTTGATCTGTTTGCTTTATTTTAAACACCTGATTGTGATATGTTTTGTAATCAAAATATAACACTTGAACTGTGTTTTCGTCGTAATCACCCCAACCAGTAACATAAGATTTATTACCAGGCATGGCTTGTATTCTTCTTAATTCATCTTCGCTAATATCTGGAAACTCTTTTTTTAGCTCTGGTATTGTTATAGCTTTTAACTCACCTACATAATATATATCTTCAAAGTTTGGATCTTCTGTATAAGAATGAACAATATAAGCGGGGTCAACGTAATCTACAGTAACTCCATTAGCCGTGTTGAAGTTAGTTTTAGCAGCGGCAATACCACAAACTGTCAAGTCCATGTTTAACCTACGCCTTACTAAGTCATATTTATTTTGAGCTAATATAGAAGATATAGCTTCTTCTTCTGCTATTTCGACTGATTGCTTATAAGTCAATTGCATGTGAAGTTCTAGTTGCTCAGCTGTTTCTGGAATAACTTTTTTATTAGGAGATTGATAAAGGTCAATACCTAAAGTGTTTTTTAAGTTATCAAGATATTCTTTAGCAAGCATATCTTCTTGAAGTCTAGAAGCGTATTCTGTTCTTTTTCTTATAGATTCTGGATCTTGAGAATATGCTTTTATATCATAGCTTTTAGAAGAAATACCATTAACTACAATGTCAACAAATTTTGATAAAATAGGAACTGGCTTCCAGTCTAAATTAAGATAAGACAAATCGCCATTAATAGACAATTCATCTTTGTATTTTTGTATACTCTGTTCTCCTCGCGCATATTGACGAAGCTGGTGATAATTGTTCCAATTAGTTAAATATCTATTGCCACTAGTTCTGCCTCGACCAAACCACTCTTGTTCTATTGCTTGTGCAACTTGAGACCCGTACTCCCAACTTGCTTTTTCAGCAGTGCTTACAACTTGGCTAGGAAAAGCGCTGTTAGTGTTAGTGTATATATTCATTTAAATAATTTTTGATGTAATTCCTTTGTTATCGTATTTTTTAAAACCCAAGTCTACTGATTTTAATTCTCTTTTAGCTTGAGGTAAATATCTATGCTTGTTACAAGCCATTAAAGCTAAACCTGTACTAATAGAAGCATCGTGTTTAGTTCTGTTATTTATATTAAATGTTGCCCAGTCTTCTAAGGTTTTTTGAAAATACATATCTCCATAACCGTTTTCTCTTAGTCCAACAAAGTGTTCTATATATGTTTCTATAGCAGCTGCGTGAGCTTGTTTTATGTCTTCACTAGAGTTTGGTATGCCACCTATTTCTTTTTCAGTAACAGATAGTTTATTTCTTTTTTTATCTGGTCTATTCATTGCATAACCTCTATATCCTCTTCTTTTAAAATGATATAGTAATCTAGGTTTGTTGTTTTCTACTAATATTGGCATGCCATAAAAAACACAAGCCATTAATACATCTTCAAAAAATATTTCAGCTGTTTGGGGTCTAGCTATGTATTCTAAGAAAAAATGATTAGGAGGAACGTCCATCATACTAAATTTAGTTAACCCGTGTAAAGAACCATTAGAACCTTTACCATCTACTGTTCCAGATATATCATATGGATCACAACCAAAAGCACCTAGTGATTCATTACCAGGATAGTTAATTCCATTTTTTATATATCTTACATTTTGCATTTCTAATGGAGGAACCCAAGTTATTTTAAACCTACCATTTTTATTAGGCATAAATATAACTCTAGTATCTTTCTTAGCATCCTCCCATTGAAAACTACCTGTTGTTATAGCTAGTTCGTTTTTAGAATCTTCATTAAAATCTATCTGTTGATATATTTTAGTTAAATTAAATAAAGACTCTTTTGACTCATCTCTAAATGCGTGCTTAGTTGTGCGCGGAAACTGTCTATAAAATTCATTTAAACCGTCTTGGTCATCTTTTAATCCTTCTACCTCGTTGTTCCAATACTCTATTACACCTATTTTTATTTTTTGACCATGCGGTCCTTCAACAGGGTTTTTTGGTGTGTCGAAGACAGGTACGCCATGAGAATCAATGTATCCTTCGTAATTCCACTCCATAGGAATGAACAGAGAATATAATCCGCTGCGAGTCTGTCCATTGGCGTTTCTTTTTGTAACATCCGAGTCATCATAAAGCTTTTTAAAATTTCTACCTCCTTTGTCTAAAGCATTTGATGTTGATCCCATCATACACTTACCTATAATTCTACTACCTAATCTTAAAGTTGTTTTCGTAACACGCCAGTTGTTGAGAATGTTGTTCGGCCTTTCCCATTTACCGCTCTCATCGTGGACGAGGAGTTTGAGCTTCTCACCATCGTAGGAGTTGTCACCGGTGTTCTTCCAGTCGATCGTAGTGTCCAAGCCTTGTAATTCTTCTTGCGCAATTTCTTCCGTTGTAGACGAAATAAGCTTACGACGGGTGTATTTTGTGGCTGGTACACGGTAAGCAAGCTCGGTCTTAGGCCTGTCCATACCGTCCTGGGTCGGCTTAAAAAAGAATGGGTAATTAACGGATATCGGTACCACCTTGTCTGTGAACATCTTCTTCGCGTCAGGTCCAGTCTTAGATAATACTCCATATCTAGAGTCGGAGGATATTGTAGCCAAGTTGACCACCTCTCCTGATGCCATAAAGGAAAAACCTGATCGACGATTCTTAAGGTAGCACAGTCCGTAGGATCGTATATCGGCCTTACAAGCTTCCCAGAAAATGAAGAATAATCTATTTGATTCCCTAAAGTCTGGTGCCCCAACGTCAATTTTACTCCACTGCAAGTACATGTAGTGAGTACCAGTAAGGTAAGTAGCAACGCTTTTGTTATAAAACCAAAAACCTTCTTCCCTACAGGTAAACTCTTTATCAATGTAATCATGCCATTTTTCTTTAAAATCTTGCGGATATTGTTTCCAGTCGAATGTTGTTTTTATCTTACTTAGAACTTTAGGGTATTCTGTTTTATTCCACTTGTTATTTTTAAATGTTTTAACATCTTGTTCTTCAGGTAAGGCTATTTTTAGGTTTTGTATTTCATAAACCTCTCCAATTCTACCGGTTCTACTTATCACAACCATGTCATGATCCTCGTTATAACCGTATTCCCACTTGTTATACTTATTCATTCTTTTAAGAACTTTAGGTTTTATGTGGTCGGGTAATATTTTATATAGAGTTTGTTGATACATTATTTTTTAGATCTACCTTCTGCAAAGCCTTTAAAATTACTTTGCTTTATTTCTTTTGGTTTATCATCTAACATATCTTGCTCTTCTTGTATTCTATTTAATATTTCAAAAGCATCAAATATTGCTAATTTTTTTGTTGCCGCTGCATTTTTAAGTCTGTCAGCAGATATATCGTCGTCCGAGTCTACAATAGGTTCTTTAGCAACCTTAATTAATTCCTCAACTGCCACTTGCCCAGCTAGGATTATACTTTTCTTCGTTTCCTTGGTTTTCATACTTAATTACAATATCATTAGATTTCATACAATAAAGCCTTTCGTTATTAACTAAAAATTCCCATTCACCGTTAGGAGTATACCCAACTAAGTCACCAGGAGTTATTCTTAGCTTCTTTAAAGAGCTATTGCCATACTTTAGTATACCAACAAGACTACGCTCTTTATCTAGCGTTAGATCTTGATTATCTTTTATAGGCTGTATAAAACATCTATCGCCAAACGAGTGATAATCTTTATTATTTTTATATAAATAAATTTGATCTATAGCACAAAAGTATAAATTATCTTTAAAATAAGATCTACTTTTTTTCTTAATACCTTTCATATCATAAAATGTTCTAAAAACATTTTGATGTACTACTACTAAATCACCTTCTTTTATTGGTGTTTTAATAGCCAAAGGTGTTTTAACAACCTTAGCTATTCTATTTACAAATTTCCAGTTTTCTATTTTAGTGTTAACTACTAATTCTTTGTTACCCACTTTTACTGTATTGCTGTATTTTTCACCTACAGGTTCTACAATAAAGTCATATAAACTGTTCATTAATATTGCAGATCGTACTCAACTGATATTGCCATGTTAGAATTAAATTTCTTCCACGGCAATACTTCATTGCTTTTCTTTATATGTATATTATAAGAATTGTCTGAATCTTCAAAAATTATATGTGATATTTCATGACCACCATAAACTTGTTGACCTACAGAATAATGCATAGCGTCATTTTTATAGTCAGATCCAATGCTTATTTTTCTTATGTTACTCGGCATCTTCTTTTTCTATTTCAGTGTATGATCCGTCTTTAAGATCAATATTAACTGAACCGTATTCGTCTTCTAGTTCTTTTTTGGTAGTCTCAATTTCAGAACTAAGTTTATCAATTCTAGTGTGTGCGTTCATCTTTTGAACTTCAAGAACACCAATTGATCTTAGTAATTCATTTAACTGAGTTTGTTGAGTGTTAACTAACTTTAACTGCTCTTCTTTGATTTTTTTAGCTTTTGCCATAATTTGATTTAATTTAATTGTTATTATATACTTATATAGTCACCTATATATTACTTATTTACAAGCAATTAATTCTACCGCAGCTCCAGTACCGGTTGTTACTACGTAATCTACAGCAACAGGTAATATAGAACCAGTTACAACTCCTTTAAACACAACAGCATTTGCAGCTGCCGTAGGAGCTAAATCTCTAGCTTGTAAAACACTTCTTGTAGCGTTTAATCCACTACCAACTTGAGCTACTGTTATAATATCTCCAGCAGAGTAATTAACTCCTGGTTGATTTATTGCAATTGTATCTACAGCTCCGTTAGGTGCGCTTACCAGTGTAATAGTTGCGTTATCACCTGACCCGGCTTGGAATAAAGTTATAACATCATCTACAGTATAACCAATTCCTCCACTTGTAAAAGTAAACGCGGTTACAACACCGGCGTTTATAGCTACTGTTCCTTCTATACCTGTTCCAGTTCCTCCAGTTACACTATCTATAGCACCTGCTGAATAACCTGTACCAGCAGCGCTTAATGTCGCTGTTGGTAATGTCACCGTAATATCTACAGTTAGACCTGTTGGTTCTGTACCTGGCGAATGAGGAACAGTACTTACACAAGTTGTTGCAATATTATTTCCTGTTACATAACCATTACCATTTGATAAAGTCGCGTATGTAGGATTAGCACCATATAGATTGCTTGAGTTTAATTGTGTTACAGTACCCATAGCGCTAAAAACGCCTGGCGTTATAACAGCTACGTCCCCTCCGACGCTAGCGTAAAGAACAGAACTGTTATAATTAGTTCCTAGTGTTCCACTTTGGTTTTCAAATTCCCAAGCGGATCTTGCGTCTATAGTAGCATTACCACCTGTTGGTACAACAAGAGCCTTGCTAACTGTGCTAGTATCTAGCGTGAATCTTCCCATTTTATTTATTTGTTTATTTTATTTATTACTTATTGATTTATATTTCTCAAAACCACGTGAGCCAAAATAAGCTACGTATACGGTTGTTAATAGTTGTTTTAATAATTCTATCCATTCCTGTTCTACAGTAAAAGATATTTCGTGGTGACTGTCAACCCATATAAAAGCTATAGCCATAAACGATAAGAATATAAGCGCCATAGGGCGTGTGTTTTTACTAAGCCATGAGTCTGACGTCATGTCAGATTCCCAACGTTTTGTTATTTGGTCTTCAGCCGTAGCAGCTGCTTTTTCAACAATAACTTGTATGTCTTTTTTGATTTGAAGTTTTTCCTCTTCAGTAGTTGTTAGCCTATCGATAACGTCTCCAACATCTTTGATAACGTTACCGCTTAGCCATTCCCAAATTTTTTTCACTATTCTCTAGGATCAGGGTATCTTATTTGGGAAGCAGTGTCAGGTGTGACAGGCTCAAATCCCTGAGGTATTATTGTTGATGATGTTTTCGAAGCGCGCTTTTCACCTGCATCAGAAGCATCAGTAGTATCATAATCAATATTACTTCCTAAGCTATTAGCTTTTTTTACTCTATCTTTTAATACTCTTAACTTTCTATCAAAAGCTTCGTCTACGTCATTAGTGCCAAAAGTTGCTCTTGAAGCATCTACATCAGCTTGGGATTCTCTAACTAAAGCGTCAGCTCTTTCTAGTTGTGATTTTTTCTTTTGTTTTATTGGGTTGTTTGCTGAGTGTTTTTGATGGAATGGTGTGTGCATTTTTTTTATTTTTAAATTTTTGTTTCTATTACGTATTTAGCTCCTGGAAATGTGTAGTCATACCCTGGATACATTATCTTAGTATATCCTCTATCGTCTGTTCCTAAAACTTTAAACTCAACACCTTTCATTGTTATTTTATTACCTCGTATTATATTTTGATGTTTATCTACATCAGGACTATCACTTAGATAACCTTTTTCT